TTACGAGAAGATGATTCAAAAACTCATCGACTATCGTGAAGGCCGTCTGAAAGATGACCCGATGAAGGGTTACAACAATCTCGGTGATTGGTACTTGGGTGAACGCCAAAAGGTTAAATCGAAATACGCGGCAAACGACCCGTATGAGAATTACTCTTCAGGTGGTTCAAACGGTACGTCTTCCTACGCTGTTGATAAACGTGCCGCCGCCGCCGCTGACTTGGCAACCAAAAAGGCCGCTGCTGACTTTACAGGCCAATGCGCGACTTACGTCAAACGTGCGCTGGCTGCTGTCGATTCTCAAGCCGCTCCGTATATCAAAGGCAATGGTAATCTGACCGCTAAGAACTTGCTGAAATACGGTAAAGGTTGGCAGCAAGTGCCTTATTCAGCGAACTATGTTCCGCAAAAAGGCGACGTGGTTAGCTGGGGTGCTATCAAAGGCCATCAATACGGCCATACTGCTATCCACAACGGCAAAGAGTGGGTGTCTGATACCAAACAAGGCCGATATGGTATTGATGCCAAAACAGGCGCGTCTTCGCGTGCTTACTTGGCGGAAATGGCTCGTAATCCGAACTACAAGCCAACGATTGTGCGCTTGAGCGGTGGTAACTCAGTAACGATTACGGGTTCGACTGGTACAGTTAGCCATAACACCGCAGCTGATAGCAAAGTCCTTGAGTTCTACAAAGCCCAAGAGGAACGCTGGAAACAAGACAAAGCCGTAACCAAACAGCAAAAGGATGACGATTCCGCCTTCGACAAAGCCGAATCTTTGGTTGAGAAAGTAACTGAAGAGGCTCGTGAAGCAATCCGCGAGATGTACAAGGCGATGGGTGTGAACGGTGTTGAGGGTTTGATTAACCGCGACCCATCAACCCTGTCTGTTGACCTGTCTGGCTCTACGCTGAACGAGATTATCGACGGCTTCAAGAACATCATTCAACCTGATAATGACAAACAGGTTAAGCAGATGCTTGAGGCTCTTACTCTGGAATATGCCCAAAGTAAGGACGTTAGCCGTAAAGAGGCTCTCGCTTGGTCTAAACAGCTTGAGCCGCAACTGGCCAAGTACGCTGAATTGCAGGCTCAGAAAGCTCTCGGCGAACAAGTCGATGCCTTCCTCGATTCACTTGAGAAGAAACGCAACGATATTGAGAAAGAACGCGCCAACAGTGCTGAATATCTCGGCAGCGCGGTATCGCGTGGTGTGATTACTATTGAAGAGGCTCAGGCTAAGATGTCTGAAAGCACTCTGAAATATGTTGAACGCATGACGGATGCCATTAAAAAGCTCGACGAGATAATCAATAGTGAAGCGTTCTCCAAACTGTCACCAGAACAACAAACCGCGATTCTGAATCAGCGTGAGCGACTTGGCGCGGAGCAATCGGATTATCAGTCTAATCCACGCCGTCAGGCTGCGAACTTTGCCGTTGACTCAATGGCAAAACGCCTTGATGACTTCTTGCAACGCAAACGTCAATTCGAAGAATTGCAAGAGCAACTCGTGATAAGCGGTCAGCAATCAATCACTAAGATGGAAGAGAATGTTCAAGCATACTTGAACAACATCGCTCCGCAGATGAAAGAGTTGGTTGCAGACGCTCAAAAAATCATGTCTTCTTTTGGTGATTCGGCAGCATATGCGAACCTCACAAATCTTGTGACAAAGATGAAGGATGTTCGTACCGAAACGACCCATAGTAAGGGTGAAGTCGAGTTGATGAATGCTGCGTATGGCGTGCTTAATGACGGAGCAATGACTGCGTTTGAAGGTATTGCCAGTGGTCTTGCTGGTATCGCAACAGGTGCGGTAAGCAGTCGCGAAGCATTCGCAAACTTGGGTCAGGCAATGGCTCAATGGGCAGCAGAGGCTTTGCGCCATATGGCGAAAGTGATTATCCAGCAACTTATCAGCCTTGCGATTCAGAAAGCCCTTCAGTCGTATTTCGGCGGCGGTGCTGATGTGCAGATGCCAGACACATCGAGCTTCGCTCAATACGCAGCCCTGTTCCATACAGGCGGTGTTGTCGGTCGCGGTAAGGCTGGCGGTAAACGGGTGAATCCGCTTGTTTTCAACGGTGCTGTACGTTATCATAGTGGCGGTATTGCAGGACTTGCGCCAAACGAAGTTCCTGCTGTTTTACAGAAAGGTGAGGAGGTAATCACTAAAAATGACCCTCGTCATAGAGATAACGCAAATTCTTCATCATCGAACCAGCAACAGTTGACTGTTATTAACACGTTCGACCCAGTAGAGGCTATGAACCTCGCTCTGGCATCAAGCAGCGGTAGGAAAGTTCTTATCAAGGCAATGGGTCGAGAGCAACGTGCGGTTAAACGAATTGGTGGGTCTTAGTAGAAAGGAAAAGTAATGGCTGTTGAAATAGGAACAGCCTCCAATGCAAGGGATTTGGTGTCGAAACTCGAAAAGTTTCTGACAACAAATCCCGAATTGGTTCAAGCCAACCAAGCATGGGAGGTTATTAAGGATAGTGATGGTGATAAAGTTGTTGATGTGGATGAGACCTATGACGATATGTACGATGAAGAAGAGGATGTGAAATTCGGATGGGTATATCGTCGACGTTTCATCGGACACGGTCTCGATGGTCAGGATACGATTGTTGTGCCGATGGCGATGTACGTTAATGAAAAGTACAAAATTACATCTTTATGCGCATGGTATGCTACACAAAATGATATAGCCAAAGAGATTTCTACTTATTTTGCAAAGGTTAAATTTGGAAACATTTTTACAGCAATTCCGTTAAAGAATGAATCAATGAATTATTGGTTCGTCGCAAATGGGCGTAGATTTATAATTGTGGTTAAGGTGGAGCAATACTACCTTTCCATGTATTGTGGGTTTATGTTGCAATTTGGGACTGATTTGGAAAATACATATCCTATGTATATCGGAGGTAGTCATAATAATAATAACTACGCGCGAATCGGCGATGAAGATGCTGGTACACCAATACATGAAATAAATTTTGATTACGGTGGGTTTCATGACCCGTTCACCAAAGACGATACCGCTGGTTCACAGGGAGATATAAGCTCTTGTTTTTGCAATACCCCAAATGGAGTCGTGGCGATGATTGCTAAAAGCACCGAGTCTCTGGGCGGCGGACGGGATACTGAAAAGTACACGAGTGGTTATATATTGCCGTATAGATATATTACGACTGTGAGTGGTTTACATGTAATATACCCAATAGAAATAACAGCAGTGTATAGTTTGCCTGCTACAATTAATACTCACGTTGGTCATTGGCGCGAAGCGTCCACTGTCGGCTGGTTACAAGGTGCTTATTTTGTGAGTGGTTTGAATAACACACCTGAAAAAGAGTTGGTTATTGGGGATAAACGGTATTTGTGTTTTCCGTCGATGCAAAACAGCGACAGCGACAGCAGCAGTTACAACCGTTGGCTTGCATTATTAATGGAGTAAAATATGGCATTTATAAAACATGAAGGCGCAATCAACACAATGACCGAGTTTTTGGTTGAAATCAAAAAATATCTGTTACAAAGCGGTATGTTTAACAACGCTGTTGATTTCAACACTTTACCGAAAGTAGTTTTTGACGGTGCTGATATTGGGTTTTCAATAAAACATAAAGAGGGTAAATGGTTTAACTTTGGGATAAAGCGCAATTACGCTTCCGCTGGAAATATACTTTCTATTTCAATTTCTCGCGACGGGAACGCCTCTCGTTTATTTTATGACCGCTTTGACACGATGATGTCGGAATCATATCCTGCTGCAACAGAATGTGGTAAATACTTGTTCCCGTTTGTAAACTTGTACGTCACAACGACAAAGACTTTTGTTGCATTTTCTGCTGAAGTAAAGAAGGGTCAATTTGTACATTTCATTGTTGGTAGGCATCCGTCGTACGATAATGGAATTAGTACGATTGGGCGTGACATCGGTGGTGAGTTTATATATATAACTTTTATGCCAGATGGCACTAATCCAACATACGACAAACAATCTATTGGTACTTTTTCCAATAGTTACGGTTCAAATAGCAATATGGGTCGCCCTGAAAGGTACTTACGTTGTAGAACTGTGCTTTACGACGGTATACCCGCTAGAGCTTGGCTGTCTGGTACTCCAATGCCAAGTTGTGTTGTTTACTATGGACTATCTTGCCCAATCAATATACCGCTAAAAGAAGGCTTGATTGAGATGTATGATATAGAGAATACCAACATCCTATACGGCTCTTCAAAATACAACAACAGGGAGCTTATGAACCCACATCGATTAACTCTCAGTGTCGCTGACAAGGCTGTTGAAGAGGCCGCCAAACTAATAGACGGTGACGTTGCTAAGGCGGTTGTGAAAGATGCTGAAGTATTTTACAACAACGAAATGTGTACTCTTTCAATCGAAAATATCGAGCCTGTAACAATAATGGGTGATTGGGTTGTTTTCCCACTTGTCACCAAAAGAAAGGATGGTATATTTGAACATTTATGGAGTTCACATGTAGGCGTTGGATTTAAATTTAAATAGGATTTGTTATGGCTCAAGCAAACAACGCAGTTATGCTGCGCACTGATATGGACTTATGGCATCACCGCATTATATCTGGTGCAGGTGAGGTTTCAGATGTGAATCTCGGTCACATTGTGTCTGAAACAACGACTGAATTAGAAGTCTATAATTCCCATTTGGTTGAACAGAAGCTCGTTAAAGTTGACCTGATTAACTTGGAGGGAATCTCCGTAGCGGAAGTAACGGGAAAGCCTCCAATTAATCTAGCTCCTCTGCGGACTAAGAAGATTGTGCTTGACGTATCACTTTACGGCGCAACGAAAATTGACGGTAAAGTGATTCTGCGTTTTGAAAACGGTCAAATAGTAACAATCAACCTGAAAGGCACTAGAGGCTTAATCTGGAACATCGAGCCTAATTGGGACGAGCCTTTGCGTGAAAAATTCGCTTACAAAACAGACGTGATTATCAGCTATAACAAAAACGAACAGCGTAGGGGCTTCATGAGTCAGCCGAGACGCAGCTTCTCACACATGGCAACACCAAGTTATGCTCTTCTAAGTACAATGCGAAACGTTTTGTACGCAATGCACAATAAACCAATCCTATGCCCCATCTGGTGGCAGCCTATTCGTCTTCGAGAGTCTCTCCTTAAAGGCGCGACACGTCTGAAGTGTGCTGACTTGAGTGGTGTTGATACTCTGCAAGCAGGAGCAACGGTGATACTCTGGAACAATCCGTTCGATTACGAGTTTGGTGTAATTGACAGTATTGACGGGAATGATATTGTGTTGCAAACATCTGTGGCAAGAACATTTTATGCGACAGCAATCTGTTATCCATCCGTTGATATTCGATTTGACCCAACGGTTACATCAACCAATATGACATCCGCAGTATCATTCATGGACATATCGGCTGACATTATTGGTAAACAAAACAATATCGGTAAACTGAGTGGTCATGAGCATGGTCTTGAAACGCTGAATGGTGCTGAAGTGCTGACTAAACGCCCTAATTGGTCTGAAGAAATCGTTGAACGCTTTCAATCGGACGTTACTATTGTTGATTACGGCTTTGGCTCTAAGGCATGGTTTAACAGAGGTGTACCGAGTATGGCCTCACGCGAGTTAACATTTGTGTCAAGAAGTAGGGTTGAAACAGCGTGGTGGCGAAGGTTTATTCAGCGTCAGAAAGGCCAGTTGAAATCGTTCTACGTTCCGACTGAAACAAAAGACCTTGTTGTGGTGAACGACATCCTGTCAACCGTCAACAGGAAAGTCCCCATTCCGAAAGCCATCGTTGTTGAAGACTATCGTGTGAGTTCAATGCTCAAGAAAGCTGACAACAGGAGTTTTTTACGAATCCGCACAAAAGATAACTCCCACTTTTTCACAATCGAGCGCATTGAAAAACTTAATGAGAATGCCAGAATCTTCGTTAAAGAGGAAATACCAATCACCATTCTGAAAGAAGATATTACTTCGGCCTGCTTTGTTCAACGAATGCGGCTTGCATCTGACGATGTTGAGATTGAGCATATCACCTCGACCACAGCAAAGATAAAATTAACCCTCCAACAAGTAAAGGAAATTCAAAATGCAAAATAATTATCATGGTTACGAAACATCCGCTGAAAGCGGTACTCCTGTCGAACTCTATGACATCGCCTTCACGGGCGGTGTCTGGACGTTCACGACCGACACTGAAGACGTTACGTTTGATGGTAAGGTGTACAAATCAGTTCCGATTAAACGCGGTGAGATTGAAGACACAGGTGACACAACGAAGGCCAACTTGGAAATACGAACTGGCCGCAATACGTCGTTGGGTGATGTGTTCAAGGTCACTCCGCCGAGTGAACCAGTTACCGTGACAATCCGTCAGTATCATGCCGAACTTGGATTTATTGCGCCAGATTTGATGACTGTGGTAGTATGGAAGGGTCGAATCACCAATGTAGCATGGGAAAATGACGAGATTGTGTTGATTGGTGAAAGCATCTTCTCGTCATTGATGCGCATTGGCGTAACTCGAAAATTCAGCCGCAGTTGTTCCCATGCCCTGTATGGTAAAAACTGCGGTGTAAGAAAGGAAGAGTTTTCGGTCACTGAAGTTGCCAGAAGTGTTGTCGGTACAGTTATCACGTTTAAAAGCGGTAAACCTGATAACTGGTTCGCAGGTGGTTATGTGCAATATAAGAACAGTGAAACGGGCGTGTTGGAACGCCGCCATGTCATTGAATCAACTGGTTCAACAATCACCTTGAGCATTCCCCCATTGGGGCTTGTTTCGGGTAAGACAGAGGTTACAGCCTTTGCTGGCTGCGACCACGCACATACAACGTGTAAGGCCAAGTTCAACAACATCATCAACTATGGCGGTCAGCCGTTTATTCCGATTCAAAACCCTTTCCAATACTCAAACATTTACTAAAAGGACTCCCCATGCCATATCAGTTTATCGTAGCCATTGTGATGATGGTTATTTCGATGGCGATGAGCTACTACTCCGCCAAACGAATGAATAAGGGTAACAATAATTCATCACCAGCAAACCCAGACATCCCGACCGCAGAAGAAGGGGCTAATATCCCCGTCGTCTTCGGAACGGTACTCATTAAGAATCCGCAAGTAACCGATTATTTTGACCCTAAAACAGAGGAAATTAAATCATGACTATTGTTAAGATTGACGACGTATTGGTGTGTGGTACATGTCATACGGGTGCTAAATATCTCGCCGACCAATACGGTGTTGATTGGTGGGACTTTCTCCAAAACGGAATTGATGCCTCCAAGCTCGAACATATTGACGACATTAATGTAAAAAACGCTATTGCCGCCGCCACACAACGTGAAATGAAAGAAGGTAAATAATGGGACGCAAAGCAAAACCCCAGACGATAGGTTACAAATACTCTCTTGGTATGGTGATGACAATCTGTCACGCTCCTATTGATTTTGTGACGGAACTCATTTTTGGCGAGAAATCTGCTTGGCAGGGTCAATCCAAAGACCGTCGACTCTATATCAACGAGCATGAGCTTTTTGGTGGGGATAAAAAGGAAGGTGGTGTCGCTGGTTCGGTAAATATTCATTCGGGCAAACCCGACCAGCAAGTAGACCCATATATTGAGCATTTCAGAGGGGAGACCTCCGCACAACGAGGTCTACTCACTATGGTATTTGGTGACGAAGGCTATGTGCCAGATAGCGACTATCGGACTATTGATTGGGATAAAAGTACAATCAGCGAGAAGATGTATCAGGGAATCAGTAAATCAATCTCTGAACATCTTAAGCGAATTAGAGGGGACGGTAACTATGTTCCAGATGCCTTTGCAAGAATCAACAATTCCTTGCAAGCATTAAAGATTATTGCTGGTAAGGAAAATGGGGAGCTTACGGACGCGTTACTGCTTGACTATCTCAAAGAAATCTCAGCAGGCAACCGTACTGGTTACGCATTTGAGGATACTGGCAAAAACGGTCGAAACTGGAACAGACCAGAGCGTAGATTGGGTGCGATTCCTCAGTTGAGAGAAAAATACAAGACTAATCGCGGTGTTGCTATGGCGTATACCAAAGCTATTTTTATTGATAGCGTCGCAGGCTTGTATGAGCATGGCAGTTGGCGTGAAAACGGCGAACACACTGTTCGATTTCCAGCAGATGAGTTTTTTGGGCAAGAAGTTCGTGTAAAACTCAAAACCATGCCAGAGTATACTCGTCCTTTCTACTGGGGCAACAGCCCTTATTTCAAATCGACATGGGTTCGCGTACAAGCCATTAACAGTGGCTGGACTCACGGTTTGTGGTATCCAGAAAAGGCGGCTATTGACGGTGGTGTTGTTGAATATACCAAAGGTGGTAAAAAACTAACCTTCCCTGTTCTGGATATGAATCCTGCACATATCCTATACAAAACATTAACCAATGGCGATTGGGGCATGGGTTATCATCCTTCCGATATTGACGAAGAGAGTTTCCGTAAGGCTGCCGATAAGCTGTACGACGAGAAGTTCGGGATGTCGATTATCTGGGATAGTGCCAAAACAATCGAAGACTTCAATGCTGAAATCTTGGATACCATCGACGGCGTTATCCGTGTCAACGTAATCACTGGCCGATTTGAATTGTTGCTCATCCGAAACGACTACGCAGTAAGCGAGCTTCCTGTATTGGACGAAAGCTCCATCGTGGAAATCAGCCGCTTCGAACGCTCCTCTTGGGGCGATGGTGCAAATGAAATAGTACTCACATACAAAGACCGCAATGAATCCGACGTTGTTCTTGTGAAACAGAACTTAGCCGCGATTGAAATCCAGCGTGGCGTAATTTCATCATCGCAAACTTACAAGGGCGTACATACCAAGCATATTGCCGAGTTGATTGCTGAGCGTGAGTTGAAATTGACAAGTTCTTCAATTGCGAAAATGTCGATTAAGATTAACCGTCTGAATTACCTGCTCCAAAACGGTGATGTATTCGTCTTGCAGTGGGAGAATTTGGGTATCAAGTCGATGGTTTGCCGAGTGGGTTCTATTGTTCGTGGTGAGTTTGACGGCGGCATCATTGAGGTTGAGGCTGTTGAGGATATATTCGGTATTACCAAGTCGTCCTACGAGGTCATTCCTGACGATACTTCGCCCGAAGAAGATGTGAACCGAGTCGTTCTTACCGCCGAACCAATCAAGACAATGCGCGTTATGGAAGCGTCGTACCACGACTTGCAAACCGTAACGCCTGCCGAGAATCTCAACAGCGTTATTCGACTGGTTGATGGCGGCTCAACATACCCACTGATACTGGCAGAGAAACCATCATTGGCGACAATGAACTATGACCTGTTTGCATCTAACGGCGGCAGTGCTTTAAAAAAGGTGGCAGATGACGTTTCTTTTAATCCCACTTTCAGACTGGCACAAGACGTTGCGCCTACTTTTGAAACCTTTAGGGTGGATGACTTTAACGGTCAACCTCCTGTTGTTACTGAAGACATGTATATCGTAGTCAATGACGAGTGTATGAGTATTGACGCTATCGAAGATGACGGTACGATTCGGGTTAAACGCGGTATTCTTGACACCCTGCCAGCGTTCCACGTCTACGGTGATATTGGTTATATTGTGACGGTGAGCAATGTTTCCGACCCGAACAACTACGCAGTCGGTTCAACACTGTCATATAAAACGGTAGCGCAGTCGGTGAGCAATTCGACAAGCCTTGATGATTCTAAGGAAGTGACCCCCAACCTGATTGGCCGAGCCGCCCGACCTGCACCAGTGAACTCTGTAACAATCAACGAGAATTATTTCCCTGTACAGGTGAGCCGAAGTAAGCCGATTGTGGTTTCATGGAATACACGAAATCGCAAACAGATGATTCCTCAAAACGTGTATTGGGGCAGTGACTCGGTCACTCCAGAGGAAGGCCAAACGACCAGCATTAAGCTGTTCAACCCTAATATCGAAGGCGATGAAGTCTTGATTCAGGAGGTTAAAAACACCGAAGAAACAAGCCACACATTTATCGCGCCTAAGGGTGAGGTTAAATTGGAACTTGGCGCATCCGTCCCCGATTTGGTATATCACTATGACTTGTCGAAAAAGCCGCTTGTGCCGCGCGTAGGCTCTAATACCCAGCCAGCCGTTGTTCACGGCACTGGTGAGGTTGATGGCGCGGTAAAAGGCACAAAAGTGCCAGAGTTAGGCGTAGACCACTGGATTGACTTGCCATATGATAATGTGATGAATAGCAATACGTTCACCGCGATTGCCCGTTTGAAATTTGGGTCAAACAATGTTCCAATCTTCACTATCGGGGAAGTTGAGAGTTCCGCTAAAACGTTGGGTTATCAACGGTTCGCCTTTGCAGTATACGAGGGTAAGCTGGTGTTCTGGGTCGGTGATGAATTGCCTGAATATTTCAGCAAGGAATTTGACATAAGCAGCCACGTTGACGATAAGTTCCATGATGTAGCGGTGACTGTTGATATGGTTGAATATCGTGTTGAAATGTTTGTCGACGGTGAGAGTGTTGCTGTTGCGGAGAATCCTGTTAAATTCCCATACGACCCCGACGGTGTTGAGAATTTGTTCAGTATCACCGACGCAATTCACAACACGATTGATGAAACAGACACCATCTACGGTGTACAATCAGCACAACTGGTGTCGGACTTCATCGAAGCTTTGCCTAACACGGCGTATGCGCTTAAATCCGAGATTAATGCCAAACATGAAGACGGTTATCTGTTCTACGCAATCTACGACGCAGATAAGACGCTCATTGATGAGGTTGTTGCTGTTGAGGACGGCTCATCAAATTCAGAGGGTTTAATCGAACGTTCGGCATCATTCACAACACCAGAAAATGCAAAATACATCAAAGTCGGTTCGAGTTATTTGCAAAATGGTAGCGGTCGATTGATGTTTGCCAAGTCGGAAAACATGCCAGACTATAACCTGAAAGCTGGTGATAAGTGGTTGTATGAATTGCCTGCGACTGGAAAGGCTCACTTAGGTGTTCGTCATCACTTCGGTAATCCCGAATATACCGACAGTGATACGGTAATAAATGACTTCCTGCTGTACGGCAAAGTGCTTGAAGCAACTGAGATAAAGGCTATTTCAGAAGCATTTATCCAACGTCACTGGCCAGAAGTGGTCGGCATTGAGATTGAAACCGAACGGAACAACTTAACATCTTGGCAAAAGTTTAGATGGATTGTTGAAACCGCGCTTTTTGACTAAACCTAGAACGAAACATCTAACCTGTGCTATCATAGTTCGGGTTAGATGTTTTTTTTCATTAAGGAACTAAATCAATGAAATCTATAAAACAATGGGTTGTTGTACACTTTGCAACCGAACTCAAAATATTCACAATTTTCATCATGCTCGTAACATTGGGTGTTATGTTATATGACCGACACATCAATGATACGGTGATGCCAAACTTTTACCAAGTGAGCAAGGACGACTGGTGGTTCTGGTTCATAGCGAACCTTTCGGGCGTTATTGTTAATATAACCCTGCTGATAAATACCAAGTGCATTAAATGCAGATTGCTTAGTGATTTAATGTTACAATTATCGGGGTTTCTGATATTACTAATGGGCTGGGCATTTCTCGCAGTGTACCCACCCCTGAATGGGTTCATGGTTGCCTATCCTATCTGGGGTATCCTGATTATTGTTGCAGGTCGTCACATGGGGAAACGTAACCGCCAACAATTAGGATAATAAAATGTGGAACGACGTACTCAGCTTAAATACAATAGTAGGCATGGCGACAGCAGCAATCGCCGTACTTTTAGGGGTTTCCATTAAAGAAGTCGGGTATCGAGTTTATATCTTGGTGCTTATCAGCGCGGTTCTCAGCACCGCCGCTGTGATTGAGACTTGGATGGGAAATAGCACAGTAATGAAATCAGCAACAGTCGGTTGGGTCATCGGCTATATTGCGGATGACGTACTTCTGACAATTAATGCCTTGTTGCCTGATTTTGTAAAAGACCTAGTTGACACCGTTACCAATGGCATTAAACGAAAGTTGAGTAAATGGTTTGGTGTTGACGAAAACGACAAAGACAGATACAATTAAATATACCTAAAGACGGTATATTTTCCTTTGTTTGAGTGGGTTAAACCCCTCCGATTTAAAAGTCGGAGGGGTTATTTTTATTTGTCGCCAGCGGCAACAGCGGCTTCGATTTTCGGAGCAAACATACTGGAGACAGTGCATTTGATGCGCGGACAATCCTTGCGGTCAACAATATCGCCAGTTTGCGGATTAATGCCCTTGCCGCCTTTGCGCATGGTTGCCTTCATGCGGCAAATATCACCAATCAGCACGGTCTTGCCAGTCAACAGGGCTTCATCCAAAGTCTTGACGAAACTGTTGTATTGGGCGGTAGCTTCGGCCTTACTCACATTGCTGTTCTTCATCAACATGGCGATGAAGTTTTCTTTATTTACGTTCTTCATTTAGTTTATCCTTAAGTGTGTTGTAAACATTAACAAGTGCGTCTTTCGACGCGGAACACTCATTATACTTGGTAATGGTGTCAAATTGCCATAAATAATTGGCTTTTGCGCTCAAATCCGTAATTTCTTCCAGTTTAGCGCACGGAGCGGCTAAATTACTTGGTAACGGAGGAAGTGTTAGGTGTGATATAACGGCTTCGGATTTTGTCATTGAGCAAGCCGATACCAGTAAGCTCGTGGCAATTACCATTAACATAAACACCTGTTGTAAGCAATTTTGCAACTTCATTTCGCTGTATCCTTTCTTCACTGATTGATTGCATGATGTATTCGTTGTGCTTGTCAAACTCGACGCTCAGTTGCGCTGAAACCGCCTCAGAGAGCTTTTTGGTATCAGACAATACCTTTGCCATAGCATCGGCCTTACCCTTCGTATACGACGCTTCTACGAGCCTTTCTACGCGATATTTCTCAATCACGCCGCCGATACACAGAACAAGGATAACCGCGAGGACGATTCCGATTGGTTTTGTGAGATATTTCATCATTTCATTGCCTCCGCCAATTTAACGTGATAGCGGTTCTTCTCATAACCTGCGCCGTTATACGCGCGTGCGAACGAGCGGCATTTCTCGGCATCGGTTGACAGCATATTGTAGGCAGGGAGAATCTTGGCAACATTCAGGATGTAATTCACCAGCAGTTCGTATTGAGCCATCTCGCTACGACTACACGCGTGCAGCATCTCGATTGGATGGTTGTAGCCGCATTGTGCATAGTATTCACCCATGACTTGAAACTTACCAATAGATACGCTCATCAATGCAGCCAGTGGGTCTTTGCCGATTGCCAGTGAAAGTTTCTCCCAACTGTCGTTGATGCCGTTGTTGTTTGCATCCATAGTGTAGTCACCAGCCAGAGGGTTGGCGTACCACGCCTTCACGCGGTTGACCGCATTGCGAACATGTTTCCAGAACTTATGGCGTTCGTAGAGAATCTTCGGCAAGCCGCTGTTAAACCAACCACTACCAGCACTTTCAACTTTAGCAATAGCCTTAATGCGCTTGTCATTTACATCACCGAGACGGCGAACCAATGACTTCATTTCATCTTCAGTGATTGCTTTTGCATTGCGACAGGTCATGGCTGAAATGAATTCAGCGCGTGAGGACGTTCCCCAGACACCATCAACTTCCAGATTCGTGCCGCAGTTCACGTTCAGCCATGCCTGAATCCACGCAACATCCATATCGCGTGTCATCGCGCGTTGGCTAACGCTCAACAGCGGTGTTTTATAAGTATTATCCATTTGAGTATCCTTTTATAAAAGAACCCTCAGTTTACCGCGAAACTGAGGGTTTATCAATTACAGGTCGAAATCAGCTAAGTCTTTGCTATCTACTGATGCGTCAACCTGACCAATCAGGTACGATGAGATTTCAACCTCTTGCGGAGCAACCTGCACGTTGTCAGATGACAGCCATGCGTTAATCCATGAGATTGGATTCTGCGTTGATTTCGGAAACAGCATATCGAGGCCGATAGCACGCATACGCTGATTGGTGACGAATTCAACGTAATTGTTCAGGATGTCTTTGTTCAGACCCAGCATAGAGCCGTCTTTGAACAAATAGTCTGCCCATTCTTTTTCCTGCTCAACGGCGGTTTCAAAGATTTTCACAATTTCGTCTTTGTTTTCAACCCAGATTTCCGCCATTTCAGGGTCATCTTCGCCAGTTCGCCAGTAGTTGAGGATGGTCTGCGTCACCGACAGGTGCAACGCCTCGTCACGGGCAATGAGTTTGATAATCTTAGCATTACCCTCCATCAACTCGCGCTCGGCGAAAGCAAACGAGCAGGCGAACGAAACGTAGAAACGGATGGCCTCCAACACGTTCACGCAGACCATGCACAGCATCAAACGGCGTTTGAGTTCTTTGCGGTCATACTCCATGCCCATGTGCATACGCATCGCGTATTGAATCAGGTCATCATAGTAATCACCGATGGCTGTTGCGCGGCGCATGATTGCATCGTTAACCATGATGTCGTCTAACACTGTTGACGGGTTCGGATACACGTTGCGGATGATGTGCGTGTAGCTGCGAGAGTGAATGCCTTCGAAGAATACCCATGCGTTGATAAACTCTTCGATTTCAGGCAGCGAGGTCAGCGGTAGGAACGCTACCGACGGACTGCGACCTTGAATCGAATCGAGAAGGGTTTGGTATTTCAGGTTGCTTGTGAAGATATGCTTCTCGGCATCGCTGAGTTTACCGAAGTCAATACGGTCACGCGACAAATCAATTTCGTCAGGTCGCCAGAAGAAGCTGATTTGTTTTTCATACATCTTGTCGAAAAACTCATACTTCTGTTTGTCATAACGCTGCACGTTGATGTTGTTGCCGAGAAACATCGGCTCGGTTGTAGCGTCGTTTACCATTTTCGGAAAAATGGAGTATTGGTTATTGGAATTCACGGGAAAGACCTTTCTTTTTATCACGGAGGCGTTGTTTGCGTTTCATGGCCATGTTGTACGCCCGTTGGCAATCATGGCATCGGTAAAGGTATTGAATACCGCTCGCATAATTCTCATTTCGTCGATATGGGAAATTATCTTTGTCGAGTGGGTATTCAACACCGCAATTTTTGCACACTCGGAATTTATCCATTTTGGTATTCCTTTTTAATCACGGCCTCCCCATGCTCGTTGAAGATGATGTATGCGAGACGTGCGAGCGGATTCTCGCGTTGCAGCTTACCGCATTCACGACGTGTATTCTTTTCAATCTCGGGCAAGCCTTTATGATTTGCCACTGGCGTTGTGTGCGTTTCAACATACGCCTGAGCGTTGTTGTCGTATTCCATAAAACAGATTTTGCGTTTCATAATAGTCTTTCAGTTACTGGTTAATATGTGAGTTTTCGAAGTTTACCGTTTAATTCTTTCAGAGCCATTGCATAAAGACGGGCTTTGTTATAGGTTTCAAACAGAAAACCGTCTTTTTGTTTACGCTCAAGGCTTGCTTTTGTGTTGCGAGTACACTTGAGGGACACCACTTTAATTTCGCCAACCGTGAGTTCTGGTAAATAGTAATTATCCCCGACAGTAAGCTCTTCACTATAGGGAACTGGAAACCAAACACCTTCAATCGATAATTGCGTAGGTTTTTGTCGATAGAGCTTATCAACAGCCCATTCAGGATTCTTTCGCAAAGTTACCCATTTATCAGCTTCTGGGTCGTAAACTTCCCAAAACTTATATGGGGAATCACTCACAGCAGCGTCTTTTGCATACAGTTCCATTAATTTTGCGTGAATATGTTTAGCCATTTGAATTTTCCTTTTGTCAGATTACAAATCAAAACCATTAATAACTTTTTCGTTTAATGCCGTAAGAGCATTAATGTAATTTTCACAGTCTTCCGCGCGTTCAAATATCAGACCACGTCGATGAAGGTCATCAAACTTCTCAAAATTGGCACGATGCCTTTGAATTTCCTCAACAGAGAGACCTTTATCGGAAATTGAGAGTGTGTAGAATTTCTGTTCAGCATCAACAGTATTGGATGGACTGTACGGTTTATGAAAACCAACACCTCCAATGAATACCTTTTTAGGCTGACGCTTGTATTCGTATGATTCACTCCATGCAGGGCTACTCGTACATCGAGTCCAATGTGAGTCACATCTGTTTCGTTGAAGCCATAATTCATGCGGCGTTGATGTCGTCATCGCATCTTCAGCATATTGCTTCATGAGTTCTGCATGTGGATGCTTATTCATTTGAATTTTCCTTTTGTTTATCAAGTAGTGTTAGAACGTAGGCTATTGCCTCATTAATGCGCTTACTCGCTTCCCAGTCGGAGCGTTTAGCTGCATCATGCAGTTCTGGAGTGAGTATTTCGGGGATAGCCGCAGAAAGGTCAACCACAATATCTTCTCCATCATAGTCACTGTCGTTAGCCAACAAAGCCTCGACGGTAATTGATATAAAGTGTCCTTCTTTGCTAAAGTAGTACAGATAACCGCTATGGGATAAATCAATATCATGCTTATTAAGCTGGTCAACTGCCAGACTCAGGCGTTCGATACGAAGCGACATCTCTTTGATATAATCCTCAGTGTATTCAGCATCACAACGCAGTAAGTTATCAATAATAAATGCAGGACTTGCGCCCGATTCAAACAGAATCATGCGGAGATTATCAATGCCTCGCACAATCGCATATAACTTTCTGTGTTGCTCTTCTTTTTTATCAATATCCATAATTTAATACTCCTTAAACACATCATAATCTTTCGCTTCCACCACGTTCCAAGGTTTGTCGATATATCGTACCCGACCACCTCTGGTATGGGTATACCGTTCACCGAATACAAGCAGTTTAATCTTGCCAGATTTGATATAACCGAGATGATTGCAATACATCAAATAGTGAATCTTTGATTTACGATTCAACGAATGCTTGCATCGTAGAAGGTACCTGCCGTCCCAATGGACTGGTTGTTCTTTACAGATTCTCATTGACTATCCCATCTAATCTTCATCTGATTCGAGCATGTGTTCAAACACATACGCGATAAATTCTGCTACTTTGCGAATATCTTCAGGTTTTTGGTCTTCGATACATACGTCGAGCAGCGGTTTCAACAACTTCGGCACAATTTCTTCGACGGTTAACACGAGCATTTCCCCGTCATACAGCGAGTCCTCACTGAGTAATTCTTCAATCACACCCCATGCAACACCTTCTTTTTCGCTGAAGTAATAAACGTTTTCGTTATACGGCAAATCAATGTCATTGTCGTATAAGCAATTCAGTGCCGAACGAACGCGTCTGTAATGGTCTTGCTTATTGATTACATCCTCTTCAACGTCCTCTATTGGCATTGTATGCAAGATTTTATGAATCAATGTAGCAGGGGCTTTCATGCTCAACATTTTCTCGGTTAAGCGCGATAACTCAATGTTTGCCATAAGCAACATCTCACGCAGTTGTTCGTTGGTATGCTTCATTTTCAATTTCCTTCGTTTGTTGTTAGTTGGTGATTGAATAGTAGCAACCCTTATAAGTATTGTCAAGCAATTAAAAAGCACTTAACCGTAAAATACAGCTAAGTGCTTCATTTGTCAGAATATTAAATTACTGACGGATTTTCTTTTCGCTAACAACCACTGGTTCACGAACGACAACAGTTTCTTTGACAATTGCCTGCTGCGGTGCAACAACGGGTTTCGGTTTTGCGCCGAAGAAGTATGCAGCACTCAAGCCGACACCAATGTTCTTGCGAGTATCAGCAGATACGCCGCCTTTGAAGCCCCATTTGCCGTTTTCGGTGATATGTGACGCGCCGATGGCGATAGCGGCTTCATTCTTGAACGAACCTGCGCCGACAGTGATTGCGCTTTGACCTGCCTCATAAGGCTGCATCATCGTGCCGATGGCGATTGCGCCTGCAATACCAGCGTTGCTATCGCGTCGGTTTTTGTTGATGTCGTTACGGATTGCATCGAAGTTACCTTCAACCAGCTTGTTCAGTTCGGTGATTTTGTTACGCAAGTCACGGTCACGCAGTTTCAATTCATAAATTTGCGACTCCTGCGTTTCCATCCAACCAGAGTATTGCTGCACCGTATGATACACATTCGTAATTTGTTCGCTGTGATAATTCAGCTTCGCTGTGTTGGCACTCACTTGCGTCGCAACTGCATGGAGTTGTGAACCGTTCACCGCGTCGGTCGATGTCTTGCTGACATTACCAGCTGCTACGTTTTGCAACTGGCGTTCGAAGCCTTTAGAGCCGATAGATACGACGGACGTGGGACGATGACCTGCATAGTTGCCGTAGGTAACGCCGTCAACCGTTGTATTAACAACGCCTTTGAAGTCGCTGGTTGTTGAGTTAAAGCCAATAGCCACGCCGCTGTAATGCTCCGTCTTGGCGTTTGTGCCGACAGCCGTGCTGAAACGGGCTTCGGTCGTAGCACCACTGCCAATGGCCGTAGATTGGTCGCCACGAGCCAGTGAGGACTGACCCAGAGCCGTGCTTTGGCCGCCGATGGCATTTGCGTGTAGACCGAGTGCAGAGGAGCTATTACCGATTGTCGTTGCGTGTGCGCCCACGGCGGTCGATGCCGAGCCTTCAGCTAAAGTGCCTTTGCCCAATGCCGTCGTGGAGTAACCCTTAGCCCACGACGCGCTACCGAACGCCTGTGACGTAACACCACTGGCCTTCGCATGTGCGCCGACAGCAGTGGAAAGGTTTGCATAAGCATGCGAGTTCATACCTACTGCGGTTGAACCTGCGCCTTCAGCGGTAACGTAGTTGCCGATAGCAACCGCGCTACGACCGACTTCAGCCATAGATAATTGGGATGACGCTACAAACGTAACGCACAGAGCAATGAGAGTTTTCTTCATGGTAGAACCTTTCTTTGGTAAGTTAAATATCGTCTTCAAGGCGATGCTTGAAACGCATCTCTATCTGACGCTGAGTTCGGCGAGCAATCACCGATTTGGGTAGCGGTTTCGGATGAGAAATACCGCCGTGCATGACAGCATTACGTCTGTCAAAATTACTGCGAAAGACCTTGATGTCATTTCGCGATAAACGCTTCATTGTTGTAGCCATATTATTCCTGTTCAGCTAAGTATTTAGTAACATTGGTAATATACTCGATTTGACGAATACAGTCTTCATAAGCGTTGTGTGTTACAGCAGACACTGACCGCAAGAGTTTTGGGAACATATCGCTAATTGTTCGGAGTGAACGACAATCACGAACTTCCCAGAAATTAATGAGTGTGTCCATCGGAGTTATAAGACGTTTGTACGCGTTGTTTAAAATGTCAACGTCAAATGTACCAGTATTCCATACAAGGAGGCCGCCATTATTACGAGCATTATCAAACAAGGTTTTCATGCGCCACAGAGTATCCATTAGTGAGTGCTTCTCGGCAGGATTAAGAAGTTCGGCAAGATAATCACGATTTGTTTCATGCCACCAAGCAAGTGTGTCAGTGCTAGTGTGAGAACGTGGTTGTTCATCCAATCCATGTCGAAAATGGAAACTCCGATTGTCATACACGCCACCTGATACAGGGTTAAAACAAACCAATGCGGTTTCAAGGATATGCGCATTTTGTTCTGTAGACAGTGTTTCTAAGTCAACCATGAAGTGCTGTTTGTAATTGATTGCTTCCATTTTAATTTCCTTCTTTGAGTTTAGATTTACATGTTTCCAACATACCGATTAGCGTGTCGAGTTCCTCTTCGGCTAAGTCGGCAAACGCAAAAGCAGTTTCAGTACCGAATCCAGTGATAGGATGGCAAACGTCTTCGCGTGTATGTTCGATGCTGATACGAGCTAATCCGTGTTCGCTTGGAGGAGACGCAATCTCTACGCGCAAACTGCTTTGATGTGTTGCCGTCACGCCATCACGATTAGTGCCATGCCAGAACATAACGTCCATTTCGTCTTTGTATTTCATATCACATACCTACATCGAATTTCTTGAATTTGTCTTTAAACTCACGCATTGGGCGTGTGTAGATGACACCTGTTGATTCAGAGCGATATACTGCTTGTTCCAAGCCAGATACTTCCGAACGGGCGGTCAGGAGCAGTCGGTAGAAGCCGCCTTTGTAGTATTCGTAGAGTTCGAAATCGTGTTTGCTTTTACCAAACAACGGTGAGCCTTTCACTTTGCTTTTCGCTGGAATACCGAGCATCCCTTTAAGTGCTTTCATAGAACTTTTAACCATGAGATTCCTCCATTAATTCTTTGAGTTTTTGCTTGGCCTCGCCAATTAAAGAACGAGCTTCAAAACCATCATCACCACCGTTCCAAAATTCGCAGTTATGAATGTAATCAATAGCTTGATTCAACAATTCTGTAATTTCATTATAAGAGTCTTTATTCATTTTTGCTTCCTTTGTTCGTTTTAATTTTAAACTTCACCCAATTTCTTTTCAGACGACCAATTTTTTTATAGCTTAAGAGATGGCGTAATTTAAAGAAGATATCAAAATCAACATTCAAATCACGGTCAATCACATCCGCCACGACAACGCCGTAAGTGTCAACATAACAAGTGGACGGAAAAGCACCCTGAATCGGCATTGGATTGCTTCGGATAACCAACACTCGACCCGTGTTGACGTTTTGCCACAATTCACCTTTCGCAGGGGTCATGCTTTGGGCGAGTACCTCCATTTGTTCACGTGGGTCGCTATACTGCATAGCGTTCTCGATGTCTGAACGACTCGGCTTTTTGTTAAATACATGGTGTTGCATGATTAGTTCCTTCGTTTGTTGTTGGTTGATGAGTGAATACTATACATCCCTATAAGTATTGTCAAGCAATTAAAAAGCACTTAGCTGTAAAATAGAGCTAAGTGCTTCATTTAATAGGGTATTAAGTTACAAATAATTTATTGTAAGAACCCTGTTTCGTTGAATAACCGTATTTGCCGAGACGCTGTTATCAAGCCAGTTGGCACGAACTTGGTTGATTAACGCCTGCGTATAGATGTCGTTATCGGTAAAGCTGATTTGCGCAGCAGGATTGCCCACATAGAAGCGTGAGGTTGGCCGACCGAAATCAGCAGGCAAGTGCAACTGATTATTACGGAAGAACAACTTATCAGCAGCCTTCAACGACGTGGCCTTAGTTACTGTGTTTTTCGAAGTGACTTTTGTGATGTTGTTTTCGATGATGACGCTATGGTCATTTGCCGCATTGCTGTTCTCTTCAACGTAGAATGGCACGCCGTCGCAGTATTCGCATTCCAACACGTTATCGGAGAAGGTGAAGTCACCCAAACCGTATTTGACAACAGGGGCTTTGGCAAACGCCGACAGGAAGGAGGTTAGACGACCATTGCCTGTGATGCGGTTACGTCGAATCTTAACGACAGGCGTGGCTTCTTGGTCGTTGTTGCGGTATTCAATACACCAGTACGAACCACGAGGAATGGTGTCGATTTTATTCATACCTTCGATGGTGTTGTCTTCGATAATGACTTCAGGATTAACCTGTGTAACCCAGCGTTGCCATGTCTGCTGCTTAATCTCAATGCGGATGCCGCTTTCGCGGTAATAGTCCATATTTAGGTCAAGCTGTGCGCCTTCAGCAACATTCTCGTCGCGCTCCAGAACAAACGTGCCATCAAAGTGAATATTGTTACGCACGAATCGAATGTATGCCACTGGATATTGGCGGTTTTCATAGGCGAAACCATGCAGGCGGTTATCGAGGATGTTGTTCTCTTCGGCGATGAAGTCAACGGCATCATGGGAATCAAGACCTTTGCGGTAGTTACGTTCAAGTTTATTGTTCTTAATCATGCTGTTCAAGCCGAAGTTGAGCGAGCCTGATAGAGCAGTGATGCCATAACCAGTGCCGCCGTTGGCCTCGTGGCCGTTGTGATGGCAATAGTTGTTGAAGGCTTGGAAGTCTTTCTGCCAAGCGTAGGCGATACCTGCCACGCGGTTATGATGGGAGTGACATTCGATGGCTCGGTTGCCACTGGCCTTAATAGCCGCCTCACGCAACTGGTCGAGGGTAATAGTACCTTCTTTAAACTGCTTACCCAAAGCCACAACCTCACCGTTGTGGGAGGTAAAGAAGATACCAATACGGTTAGAGCCTTTCGATTCCACGCGCTGAACCAGACCGTTGGTAGTATCAACCATCATGATATTCATAACCGAACCGCGATAGGTCTCGCCTTTCCAGTAGAATGTACCTTTGTACTCAATACTGAAATCTTCCAGCGTTACGTCGGGAAGACTGTCGACGATGATGCCGCACCATTTACGGGCATCTGTTGAATTGTTCTCAGAATCCCACTTTTCAGGCTGTTCCCAACTGTAAACGATGTTGGTTTTACCCATACCAGCACCCTTGATACCACGAATACCAGCATGACGCTCGTCCATGCGAATCTGTTCGTCGAGGGTGTATGTGCCTTCACCGAACTCAATGAAGGTCTTTGTTGCTGCGGCGCATTCAATCGCCGTCTTAATCGCCTGACTGTCGCTCATGCCGAGTGCTTTGAGCAGGTCGACTTTCACATATCCGATTTCACAAGACATGTTCAACTCCTGTGTTGATAACAAAAAAAAAACAACTCACAGTTTACACTATGAGTTGTTTTAACACTAGGCTTGAGTCTGTGAGGCGTATACCTGCAACACGCACGACAGGTCTTCTTTAGACACGCCATGCTTCTCAGCGGCGGCGTTCAGGTCTACAAGGGCTTCTGTAATCAGCACGACCAATGCGTCGTCAGTTAAGTCTTTAACCTTCTCCGATACGTTGGCACATTTGCGGATTTTGCCAATACCAATCAGATGATTCTTGAGTTTAACCGCGTCAGTAAGCAACAGGCGTACTTGGTCGATATGGGTGTTCTGCACAACCAATACAGTCTCACTATCCTTCGGATTCGAGCCTACGCGCAGCGTAGTGGCACTGTCGTCAACGATGGCATGGTATTGGCCGTAAGACAGGGTTTTCGCTTGAGTGCAAGTCATTATTTTACTCCCGTGCTACCGAAGCCGCCTTCACCGCGTTCAGTGTTGGATAATTCGTCGGCTTCTTCGAAAGTAACCTGTTGTACAGGGATAATCATCGCTTGAGCAATGCGCTCACCGACACAAGGCATACCGTGAATATCAGTACCAGACTTACGCAGTTTGACGCACACTTCACCGCGATAATCAGCATCGATAACGCCCGTGCCGTTCGCCAGTGTAATGCCGTACTTGAAACCGTGACCGCTGCGGCTGTAAACCATCATCACATGGCCTTCAGGCACTTCAAACTGCAAACCTGTACCGTAGGTTACGGTGCGTTCACCGTTGTCGTCAGTTGTGTCGATAATGTTTGCCGCATACAGGTCAAAACATGCCGCGCCCTTGCTACCATATACAGGCACGTTCGCTTCTGGGTGAATCTTCTTAATCTTAACGTTCATTGTTGTCTCCATATAAACCCGTCAGGGGTTGTTTTAAAAATCTGTCGACTAAAGCCATGCCGATTTTAGTCTTAACGTAGCGAGCGCACAACTCTTTAAAGTACGCACGCTGCATACGGAATTGGCCTGTTACTGGTGCAAAGATAACACCTTCTTCACCCAGATTATCGAGTTTCACGCGCTCACCGAAACTGAGACATCCGAGGTCAACGACATCACCTTCGAGGAATGTGAGCAGTAAATACTCCTCGAATTCCATTTGGCGTTTGCTGGTGTCATTGACGACCCCGAACAATTCGTCGTTGAATTGTCGGCGTGCGCAACCGCAGTCATTAGTGGATTCCATCCCATTTACTCCGTTCCCAGTCGCAAGTAAGACTGGTTTGTTTAACATGTTCGTATTGTGACTTCAAACCGAGACAACGTACAACGCGATTCGTATCATACAGCACTTCGTATTCAACCAGACGGTATGCTGTATTTGGAACACCACCTGCCGAGACAACCTTGACCTTTTGGTCGGCTTTTTGTGCAGGAGTATCGCTGTCATGCGTCTGAACATTCGGATGGCAGGCGGCTGTTACAAATACAACGTACAGCGCACACGCCAGTAATTTTAAACTTTTACTCATCGTTCTACCTTTTACCTTCCAAAATTGCACGATAGGGTTTCCAGTCTTGGAAATTACGGTTTTCGTTACGATATACCTCTACGTTATTGAACAGTGCCTGATGGTCGAACGGTGACATGTGGCCTGCTTCAATCAGTCGGTCGGCCAGTTTCAGGTCTTCGTCGACAGATTGCTTCAGTTTGTTGTGATTCAGGTAAGATACACGGGCGCAACGTGCGGCTGAAATTTTAGCTTTCTTCGTGTACTCACCCAAGAAGCTGTTGTCGTTGAGTTCATCCTCAGACAAATAGGGGAGATGCCACGGACGTGACACTGGAACGGATTCATCCATTGCCTTCTTAATCGCTTTCGCCAGTGCTTGAATTTCAGGCTGCGCGTCGTCGGCAATACGCAGTTTGAAGAAATTATCCCACTCGGTCGCGGTGATGATGGTTTCCGCCCACATGAATGGTTCGAGAATGCGGTTAACGACTTGCTTATGCACGCCGATTTCAGCGAGTTCTTGGGCAATATTAGCGGCTGTGTCGGCGGCTTCCATCCATACCAGTTTTGCGGCTGCGATACGCGCAGCGTCCATCTCGGATTCAGCCACCATACCTGCTTGGTTCTGCCCCCAATGCACGGGAACAACAGGCTCATTGCGAACCATCTCAATCAGTTTGGCAGTTGGAACAGCACGGCTCGATGCGGTGCTACGGCTGAAGACGCGGTGCGTGTTCAGTTGAGGTAGGATAAAGCGAGGATATTTGACTTGCACTGAGGTGATACGAGTACCACCCATGATGCTGTCGGCAATTACTTGGCATTCAATCATTTTTGGCTTCCTTTTCTTTAGGGGTTACTTTTGTGTACAAGAGGTGTGAATGTACGATGAGACACGCCAGCATAAAGAAGAGTGATACGAGATATACGATAATATCACTCACACCTTTAGCAGCGAACAGTTTGTTGAGCAGTTGCGCGTCAACATAGAAGAGCAGCAGAAACACTGCAATATTTTTGATGATAAAGAGTACATTTACTTTCATTTTATCCTACCTTTCGGATGATGAGTTTTGAGAATTTGTCGTCGATTTCAGCGAAGCCAACAACGTATTTAATATCGTAGTAACCCATGAGCATACACTCGATGGTTTCATCACTGTCTTTGGCGAGGTCGATTGATAAATCGATGCAATCGATACAGTCATGCTGTCGGGTCAATTCATCGACCTTATCTTGTATGTGTTCGGTTGGAAACACTGCGTTGTTGAGCAGTGTCATAATGTCGTGTTTATCCATTTATTCGCGCCCCAAGACCATGATTACTTTTGACAGAAGTTCGTAGCGAGATGATGCTATTGCCACGAGATAGTCAGCCTTTCCGCCGTTATACTTTTTAAACACGTCTTTGCTCAGACGAAGCACAAATTTTTCGTTGACAACGCCATCTTTCGAAAAGTATCCGATTGGAATAATATACCGAGGATTTCCATACTTGTCTGCTCTGACCAATGCACATTCATCGCAGTTCAGAACCCGAATAAGATGTGCTTTATCCTCACTGTCGGGCATATTCGCAAGCATTTCGGCAATGGCGTTATCATCGATACCGAGGCGATAGTGCTTAATGAGTTTCGGAAGTTTGAGGTTGTGCTGTTCAAACAACCGTTTGGCTTCATTGTTGTAGGCCATAATCTTTTCCTTCGTTTGTTGTTGGTTGATGAGTGAATAATATCTATACGCTTAAGTATTGTCAAGCAATTAAAAAGCACTTAACCGTAAAATACAGCTAAGTGCTTCATTTGATAGAGTATTAATTATCGATAAAATCGAAGTGTTTTTGCAGTTTCTGTTCTAAGTCTGAAATATCCTGAGTATTGTGAACAATCAGATAGGGTTTCCATTCACCCCCATCAAATCTTATTGTTCCAGCTTGCCCATCAGGTTCGTCCGTAATAAGGAAGTCTGCAAATTCTTCACTCGAATGTGAATTCACAGCAGGAACATCGCGGTGAATACCAATCAGCAGGTCGCAGATTTCGGCCTCATTTCTGAAGCGCACGTCTGGAATGATTACGTCATTGTATGAATTCTGCATAAGACGAACGAAGAAGTCGTCCATGCAGAATCGGAAATATTCAGTGCCGAGCAACTGCATGAATTTGCGCGGTGATAATTGCTCGTAGAAATTACCAGTAACAGGGTCGTTAAACACTGGATAGATTTGATTATAGAAGATTTGGTCATCCTTGGTAATAAACTGGACTTCTTCTGTCTTCAGGAAAGGAATCAGCCATCCGTCGTGGAGTTTATCAAAACCCTCACGACTAAAAGGCATTGGAGTTTCCTTCTTATCACGCTCCAAGCAATCGTCGCCAAAGACGAATTTGGCGGCCTCATGCAATGGCCGTGCAAAAGATGCAATCGGCATGTTTTTGAGTTTGCTTAAAATTTGAGCAGCAGTGTCTTTACCAACGCCTGCTTTACCAACTAAACCGATAATCATGATATTTTCCTTATGCTAAGTGTTTGTATTAAACCACTCAGTCTTTTAAAACCGAGCGGTTGATTCAGGATTTAGATTTTGCAAGCACCGCCAGCGCAACCGTCATCCTCTGCTGTTTCGGGGTCAAAACCACCTTCAACAACTACACCTTCAACAGCATCCAGTGCGTCGAGGTTATCAATATCGAACACATCGTCGTTCTTTTGTTCAGTAGACATTACAAGTCCTCCAATTCATCATCTGAAACATTATTGCCTGCAACGACCACTTCCTCTTCGGGTTGAGGAGGTACGTCGTTCACAAAGCCCTTGGCCGCATTATACGCTAACCAAGCGATGAGCGGTGCTTGTTCGAACACATATTCTGCGCCGAAGCGTGTTGTATACTCCATAGCGGCCTTGTAGTCGCTATGCTCGGTCACAACGTCGTCAGTGGCGTTATACATCCAGATAACCTGTTTCACGCCCTGCCATACGTTGATTGACGGCATTCCGTAATTGGTGAAATGCGTCGGCTTCGGCGGTTCGGCGGCTGAACCGCGATAATCCGAACCTACATCGCTCATATACGCAAGCGCAGACACAAGGCCAATTTGATACTGGTCTTCGGACGGCTCAAAGTCTGGGTCGTCTTGTTGGTGAACAACGAAAACCTTTTGAGATTTGCTATCCCAGAAGAATTTGACTGATTCCAGTTCAAAGCCGAACCATTTTTCAATGCACATTTGCCATACATCTGACGTGCTTTTAGAGGCGGCAGAATCACCAGCAAAACGCTCTTCTTCCTTGATGGAATTCTTGATGTCATGCAGCGAGTAGATACGCACGCCTTTACCGCCGTACACGCTGTCTGCGTTGGTATAAAAGGCAACATTCATGCCAGTAATCAGCGCAGAATTCAACGCGCTAGTGTGTTCCAGTGGGAACTCTGGAATGAAAACGCTTTCGCCTTTGCCTAAGCGTTTATCCTGAAGCTGCTGGGCGATGTTGGCAATAGCCGACGTTGTTAATGGATACGCCACGCCGCTGTCGTAGGGTAAATGTAATGACATAGTATTAACCTTTCGCTTCTTTGAGCAGCTTCAGAATATCAATACATATCTGCGTATCAATAAACCACTTACCGCGTTTGTCATCAACGGTTTTATCAGCAGTCGTAACCTTCGCAGGTTCAGGTTTAATCTGAGACACGACGGCCTTGTCGTTGATGACACATGTACAACTGCCAACCAAGTCAAACATTGCCGAGCGAATCCGATTGTTAGGATTCTTCATGATAGCAACACGGGCTTCGGAAAGCTCATAATCACCACTGTATCGTACACGCACACCAGTGGCACTGTCTTCGTACTCAACCATACCAGCAACGTCACCGTTATCAACACTGCTTACCTGTTCCCACAGCCATGAAGACATGCCTTCCGTGTTAAACGGACGTACAGAGAAATCGCGCAATGTGAGCAGCAACTGACCGACCACATGGTCTGCAATCTTCTGCGATGATGTACCGATGAGGACGTAGCCTTCGTCAATCAGGAACAGTACAGGCACAACGGTTGTCTTGATAGGCGCAGTCGGAAGTTTTGCCATAAGATAGTCTTCCTTCCATTCCTGACGCAGTTTGCGCGGAGCGTTTTCGTTACCAGTGTCAAGACAATACTCTTTCTCTTTTTCCTTGACGAAATCGCGTACAGATGCCGCAGGAATCACACGCTCACGGATAACGACATGGAGTTCAACCTTCTTGTAGTCTTCGCCGAATACAACCACGCCGTCTTCGGCTTCGTCGGGATACAGGCATGGATGTGGTGCAATATAAGTTACGGTTGAGGCCAAACCTTGAGGCTCAATCGGTTTGAGATTTGCCTTCAGACCGCCGAACTCAACGTCGCTGGTGAGTTGATAGGGGATAAATGCTTTCATGGCTTGCTCCTTAAAGCTTAATGGTTACAGAGTTGACGCGTTTCCAAACGGTTTCGTCGAAGAATGGCTGGAAGCATGTTTGGAATGTGCCGACATAGAGTGGATATTGGCCGATTTCAAATTCAACAGTCGCTTCTTTGACAATCGTGCCGCAGGTGGGGTTGATTGCCAACACAATCGCACCAGTCACTTTATTTTCAAACAAAGCAGGGTACTTATTGACATCGGCTTCTTCAATCATTTCGTCCACGCTATTGGTTTCGAACTCGCGGACTGCTTCAACGCCTTTTTCGGTGAGACCGTAGTGGGTTGAATTGCCGAAGTCTTGGGTAATTTTCAGCAGCCGTTGCTCCAACAGACGCATCATTTGAAGGAACTGACTTTCTGGAAGGGTCACGTCAACGATAATGCGTTTGCTTTGGTCGTCAACCAACGGTTTCAGAAGTTCATAATCTTGTTTATTGATAGCCATGGATTTCTCCTAATTGTTTAAGGGGTTTGAGGATAATACGCTGAATTCCTACTAATTCGAGCGTTGTTTTACAGTGGTAGCATACTTCTTTTGCCCCGTATACTACCATCCAACTGTTTTCAAAATCAGGCTCGTATACGCGTGCCTTATACTTCAGAAGAGCGGCCAGTTCTGCATGGGAGGGCTGCTGGCATTGCTCAACACACTTTTCGTAACCTTGGTTAATGCTTTGCCCTTTGCGTGGACAGATGTGTTGTGCTGGTTGCTTCTTAATACCGTTTGTGCCGAGGAATATACCGTGAGGAGTATGCAGGGCTGCAATGATTGTTTTGTCATAGCAGGGGTGCAAACCATCCTTTTGGTGAATATCCTGCATAATTAAAAAGGTTCGTTTTCTGAAGGCTTCCCATGCCGTTTTAGTGTTGTCTGGGCGTGGAGAATTACACAAATTATTTTGCGGTTTGCCTACCGTTTTAGCGTACCCATTAGGCCGCGTTTC